TTGTGTAAATCTTGGCGATATTAAGAGCGTCCGCATCGGTCTGGCAGACTAGGTTTGTCTCGTTATTCTGATGCGGGAAGTATTTAGCAATTGAAGCGGTGTCTTCATAGACTTGTTGAACGCCGCCCACGCGTGTTATTCCAGATGAATTTATGATTAGTTTGTCATCAAAGGCATAAACTAGATTTGTGTAGGGTATGCCGCCTGTTTGATTGAACTCAATAGGGGTCTGACCCGCTTTTTTAATTACGTTAGTGCGGCTAATGAAAACCGCTGTACCCTCTGAGTTAATGAAGAAAGCGCCCTGTTCTGAGAATTCGGCATTTTTCAGAGCGTCTAAAGAAGTTCGATTTGTTGACGGATCTGCAAGACAGAGCGTGTCACCTTGATCCAGCGTGCGCATGGAAGTTGGCCAAGAAACTTGGTTCAATATGGCCGCAATTCTCTGGCCTGTGTATTGGCCAGCGGGCGCACTAGCAACGGTTACAACGCCCGCTTGTTGCATTAAGCGGAACGCATCAGTACATTCAATGTCAACGTAGCCTGTTTCCTGACCTTGCGGATAGGTGTAGTTGTAGGAAATTGTATAACCGCTGAATAGGAAATAACCAACTCCGCCTACGGTTGCAGAGACACGCAACTTACGCAAAGGAGTTAAGAAACCAAAAAAAGGTGAGGCTGTGTTTTGCGGCGAAAAGTAACTTAAAGGATCAAGAACTCTAATTGTTGCAGATCCAGCCTCGTAAGTATCGCGCATGATATTTCGGCCACGCCTAATCTTTATACTATAAACGTCATTGCTAAGATCAACCGTAGGTTCTGGAGTAGTTGTAGAGGCTAAAGTGCCAGTACCAAGGACTCCATACTTTTCATCTCCTATCGTGAAAGGAAATGAGAAGGTCGCGCCGCTCGTAAAGTCAAAACTAACCGCTATGGTTGCAGGTAGCGCCATTAGTTAAACGACCCTAGAGTTCTTTCTAGTGCAATAATCTTGCCTGAAAGATAGTTATTAGTCTGAACCTTGCTAACTGCTCCAGCCATTTCCTGACCGTCAAGGGTGACCGTGACGTTTACTACTGGATCTCCATTACTATCTATCCCTAAAGATTTCAAAACGGCTTGCGCATCTGCAAGCGCGCGTTCAGAGTCAGCCAAGATTATATCTGCATAAGCGGCAGGATCAGTCGCTAGTTGCTCGGTTGAAATTGATTTACCCATAAAGGTTGAAGCGCGGGTTGCGGCGGCTTTGTTTTCATCGGCAATACGCTTTGACGCTGCCTCAACTTCTAGCAGGGTTTTAATCCAGCCTGAGAAAGGGTTTTTAGCGTCTGGAATACCTGCGTAATAGGCAACCAATTCTTTAGTTAAGCCTTGAGCCTTAGCAACTTCTCCAGCGAGTTTAGACGCCTCGCTAACATTGCCAGTCAGGATAGCAAATTGTAGTTTTAGGCGGGCTTCTTCTTCTTTAGTTACATTACCCTTTAGGGCTGCAATAACTCCAGCCTGTTCAATGTCAAATAGAGTGCCAGCCTTTTTAAGTTTGAGGGCATCGGCAGCCGCCTTAGTTGACGCCTTCTGCATCTTGAGAAGATCCGCTTGACGTTTCTTAGCAGCGTTTTCGGCTTTGAGGGCAGCCGCGGCAGACATTCTAGAAGTGTCGCCCGCTCCAGCGCCGCCACCTGATGCGAAGTTAAAGTTACTTTTTTTAGCCTTATCCTCTTTAGCAAGATCAACTAGAAGATTTACGTAACTGCCCAAAATAGGGATAGCGCCAACAATTCCCTCTAGGCTAAAGTTAGGCAGGACGGGAATACTATTTATTTTGTCAATCAATACGCCTACGCCATAAATCGCGTTGCCAGTATATTCAGAGAAGTCCTGCATATCAACGGCAAGATCCTCAACGCTTGTTGAACCGCTTATCATAAGCAACGCGGAGATTAAGTCTTTACCAATTACTTCTTTTGCTTCATCGGCGGTATTGGCTAGCAATTGCATCTGACCTGCGTAAGTTGTCAGATATGCCGCGGATGCTCCAGAGAATGTAGAGTTTAGGCGTTCTTGAATTTCCGCAAAAGACATGGCCTTAAGTTCAGTCTGAGTCAGACCTAAGTAATACTTGCGGAGTCCTTTTTGGTTTCCTACGTATGCCTGACTTAAATCGTTGGCCACGGTAGTTAAATTTTCGCCGCTTCCGCGGGAGGTGTTTATTGCAAGCGTCAACAATTCTTGAGATTTAGTAACTGATCCCGTGACCTGCAATAGTGATTGAAGCGCAGGTCTTAACTCACTATCGGCAACACCCGTAGCCAAGGTAAGTTGATCAACATATTTGCGAATGTCATCAGCGGCATAAGCAAGACCTAAGTTCTTCACCGATTGAGTTAAGCGAGTTGCAGCCTTCTCATCTTCAATAAATGCCTTGGCAGTACCTTTAGCAAAACGCAAAACGGCAGCGCCGCCAAGACTTAGGCCGAAAGCCGCGCCAAGTTTTTTAACTGTTCCAGTAAGTTTAGCAGCGGCGCTATCAGCATCCTTAAAGGCTTTCTTGCCAGTAAACTGCGTAACAATATCAATAATTACATTACTCATGCGGCCTCCCTCTTAAAGTCTATGATGGTGGCGGCTTTGTTAAAACGGTCTGTTGTGCGCTCAATTGCCTTAAATACGGCAGCATTAGCGCGGCCTTGATTCTCATTCCAAGCGCGGTAGATTAGACGCCCGCGGCGCTTACCTTCGCCTTTCATCTGGCCAGAGTTACTAATTGCATTGATAAAGTGTTGGCCAGCCAATTCATTTTGTGAATGACTAAATTTATGGCTTGCAGATCCTTTAGAGCCAACCCAAGGTTGCGCATCCCCATTATTGGCACGTCCAGCGGTTTCATAAATAGCACCTGCGCGGGATGAGTTCTTAATAGAAAAAACGCTTACAAAACCTGCGCGGTTTGATTTGCTCATCTTATCGCTAAACCTGATGCCAGCCTTGACTTCTGTTGGGTTGTAAAAAGGAAAAACGCCTTTCCTAAAGGCTGAAGTTCCCCTACTAATTTTTCTCAAGCGCTTAGTGGATCTGACCCAACCTGTACGCAACCCAACAATTTCAGATTTAACGTAGCCCTTGGCCTGAGTCACGACAGGATTTACAATTGCGTAAATCTCACGGCGCATTTCCTTTTCTAGTTCAGGGGTATAAGCCCTAAGCGCCTTGCGAAGTTCAATGACGCCTTTTACTTCTGTTGGCATCGTTAACCTCCTTCGCTTCATCTTTCAGAGCCTCTAATAATGCTTTGAGCATTATCTGATCTAGTTCAAGTAGTGCTTGCGGCGTAATCCCCAATCTAATGCTCAAGCGAGCGATTAGATAGGTGAATGGAAGATCACGCCTTATTGCAAAGGGTCGGAGTCCAGTACCTCAACACTTTTCAGCGTTGCAATAAAGTTTTCCAACTTTGCATCAACGGGTTCACCGCTCCGCTTAACTATTTCATGCGACAACCAATAAACCATTGATTGCATTTCCTGTTCGCGAAAGGCTTTGTGAAAACCAATCTTGTAATGCTGTTCAAAAAGGTATTCCATCAAAGGGGTTATTTCCCCACTTAATTCTTTACCATCTGTGAACGTGATCTTTAGTTGTGCCATGATTGCCCCTTAGTTAGTTGGTTTAGAAAGTGCCAGTTTCGGTCTTTGTGATTGCTCCAGAAACCTGAAATGTCAAAGATTGAGTTCCGAGGTCACTAACCGCACCGTTTATAGGTGTAATTGTGTCCACAAAAATCAAGCCTGTAAAGAAAGGGTTGCTTGCTGAACCCGCTGCATCTTTGTTTAACGCGCACTTAAAATAAGCGTTTGTCTTGAAAAGAGTGTTCATTGTCTGAAGAACTGCATTAGCAGCATCATCATTGATGAGGTCAACTGTGATTGTATTGTTTTCTAGTCCTGCAACGTAACGGTGGCCTGTGTCACCCATTGCAGTAACTTCCAAACTATCTACGGATCTTGTTAAAGTAAAATTTGTGACGTACGCGCTGAGATCAATAGACGCAGGATCAGCCGTGCCCACTTTGAAACCAACTTTGTTTGTTAAGCCTTGCGCCATGATTATTCCTCATCTTTCTTGGTTGCTGTTTTTTGTGATGATGGTGTTTCTTTGATCTGACCAATCTTAATCAAGAAGGCCAAATCTTCCGCTGTGTGGTCAGTCATTCTAACTCCAACTCGTGAGACATTGTAATTGCATCGAACATGTTAAAAGATCGCCCGTAGCAGCATTAAGAACGCTAGGCGCGCTTACGTTGCCGATATTATAGACGATAGAAGAAGCGGCTAGTTTACCAAAAACGGCAACTATCATTTCCTCAATTCCATTAAGGTTGCCTTCATTATCTAGAAGGGGAACAAATATATTTATGTCAAAGGATGCCAAAGGTGAAATACTAATTTGTGAATTGTTATTAGGCGAAAGGTAGGGGTCGGAGGGGCTGACCACAACTGAATTTGCGATAGGTGTCGCGGGCGGAAATGAAAATGTTGAATACTTAGTGTTATCAACTAAAGCCGCTGCGATAGTTGCGCGAAGTGAAGTTATGGCCGCGGGCATTTTATCCTACTTGAGAATTCGGAGATAGATACGGCGCTATAAGCCCTCTGATACGTGCCAGTAAACTTGAAGACATTGTAAAAGGTGAAGGACTGAATCCATCTACGGTTAACCCTTGACCGCTTGGCGCTTGGCGCGCTTGCCATATTGCTTCACAGATTTGTAATGATGCTTGCTGAATTGAAGCAATTGCCGAATAATCTGTGTAGGTTTCCGCTGCCGCTGTTCCATAAGGTGCAACAGTATGATAAGGATTATTGTTTCCAGCGGTGATAGTAATAGTGAAAGAATACTCTCCAACGGCTGTAATTGTTTTTGATCCGTTGTAGCGGCTGCCCGCATTGCTTATCGTAACTGTTTGTCCAATATAAAATACATCTCCAATCGGTACATCAAAATAAAGAGTTCCGACTGTTCCAGAACTTGAGTGAGCAATTATTTGCTGTTGGTTTTTCCATAGAAAAGGCAACAAGACGTCATCTCCAGCGTCGCAGACAGATTGAAGCGTAGCGTCAGCATATAAAGTGCCAACACCTAATGCGCTTCTAAGAGTCGCAACTGTCGTGATGCTCATTGTTATCCTTTCTAAAGACTGGAGGGGTGTAAGGGCAACACCCCTCCAGCAACTTAGTTTGTTTTGATTACGCTAGATTGTAGCGACGTACGCCAGCGCCACCCTTTAGAACGCCAATTGCTAAATAACCATAGAGGCAAATTTCCACCTCTGATGAAGTTAGCACGTTAACGCGCAAGGTTGTCTGTGGGCTTTCCCATACGTAAACTGACTCTGGAGCAACCAAGAACGCTGACTCATCTACAATTCCTGAAACGGAAATGTTATGATCAACAATAAGTGAAGTGCCAAGTACGTTACCAACTACAGAAGTTGGAACTACCGCGCCTGACGCGTTCTGTGTCTGACCTTGAGCAGCGTATAGAGGACGTGAAGAACCGTCAACGTATCCGTTAATTGCAGCCCATTGATCAGTTGATGCAACCAACTTGTTAGCATAATTGCCACCTGTTGCCTTATATGCTGCCGCGGCTTCAGTTGCAATAAATGATTGAAGTCCTGCCGCTGTTGCGGCTGTACCTGTTGCGGCTGTACCTGAAGCCGTAAATGCTGCGATAAGTGCTGCGTCAGTTGCCTTCTCGTAAGCCTTACGCATTTCCTGCATAAGCAATTCCATGAACGCAGGTGATGAGCGATCAAGCAAAATTGTTGATACGCGATTGAGGCCAGAATACTGCTTAACTGTAACTGTGTCGTAAGTTGAAGTCATGCCTGTTTCTGATGGTGCAGTTGCTTCGGCTGTTTCTGCAACAGTTGGCGCAGTTCCCAATTTAGGGATTGTAAACGACATTGATGAGTCAGGCAATGCTTGGCGTGTTACCGCTTCAAATGCTGGACGTCCAGTAAATGTTGTTGTTGTAAACTGTTGTAGGTGCGCTGGCAATGTCAGACCTGTATTTGTTGAAGTGCTGTCATCCGCTGCGCGAATTGTGCGACGTGCTTCGTCATCTCCAAGGGCTGCCTTGATTTGTGCATCTAGGTATTGTGCTGATGAGATAGGTGCTACGCGCTCTGATGCGTAAACCTTCGCTGTTACAGTTGGACGAGCGGCTTCAACAGCCGTTGCCTCAACTTCTGGTGCTGCTACGGTGTCTGGAGTATTTTCCACGACCGCCTCGCTTTCTGTTTGTGTGTTAGGTTCAACGGGGAGTTCTACTTCCTCCGCTGCGATCTCTAGAACTTGAGCCGACTTAAATGCGGGTTCAGTCACTAAAGAAACTTCTTTTATGCGGGCGCTTGAAATAACAATGTGTCCGTCACGTGATGGCTTTGATGCTAGAACTTCTGCACCTATGCTCAAGCCTGAAACTAATCCTTCGCTGGCCATGATCATTGCATCAGATCCCGCTTGGCTGCGACTTAATTTGAACGTTGCAAAAATTCCAACGCCCTCTTTGTATTCAGCACTAACCATGCGTCCTACAGGTTTTTTCATGTCATGTTGTGACAGCAATTTTATCTTTGTTGGTTCTGCAATATCAATTGATCCAGCGGTAAAAGTAGCCCCGCCCATATTTGTATATCCAACTTCGCCTGTTCCCATTGGCACAATAAGGCCAGAGATTTCACGACGATCCTCGTTACATTCGATTTGTGATGCTTCAATAAATAGAGTTTCCATTATTCACCGTTCCCGTTAGGAGATAAATCTTCCATTTCCATTGCCTGTTCAGTTGTAATTAGCCCTAGTGATAGCATCTTTTCAAGAACTAATAAACGATCCATTGGTTCAGTTCTAAGGAAAGTGTCATCCAACGCAAATTTTACGTAATGTCCTGAAGTTGAAATGTCATCCATGCTTAGTCTTTCCTCAATTGCGGAAATGTAAGGTTGGAAACAAAGTGCAACAAGTTGTTTACGTTCATCTTGAACGTTCGCATAAGTCATAGTTGTATTTTGATCCGCTGAAACATAGTAAGCGGGAACTGAACATAAACGTGCTATTTCAGTTGCTAAATTTTGTATTGCTTCGTTGTACATCATATCTTTAGGAGAGAAGCCAACTGTCTGATACGAGAGAGTAGAAGTGAGATATGCCGTTGAACGGTTTTGGCGGCTGGCCTTCCAAGCGGCTAACAATCCTTGAACTTCAGCGGGTGGGAGATCCGCACCTGAATTGGAAAGATAACCCGTAGCCATCGGAGTTGCTGAAGCAATTGCAGCGGCTTTCTGAATATCAATTGCGCTTTGAATTGTGCGCGATCCTGTTGCAAGGATACCTTCATTATGTGCTTGGAAAGTAATTATTGAACCAAGGCCAGACATAGGGCGCGCAACGCCATCTACGTAATAAGTTTGAACAGTTGTATTGTAAAGATCAGTATCAAAGGTGACGCGAGTATTTGCAACCCATTCGGCGCGAGCCATGCGTCCGTCTTCCTGATAGACCTCGCAGACTTCCCAGAAACTTTGCCCATACATGAGGAGGCTGTCTATTGTCCAACTGAGTGTCACAAATCTAGGTTGCGAGAGTGCGGGTTGGTGAACCCATCTTGGAGCAGCAATCATTTCACCCGTGGATTTTTTGTAATACTCCAGCGGAATTGCGGCAACTGTTCCCGCTATTAAATCTCTGCATCTTTTTAACGCTGGAACGGTCATGGCGTCTTTGCGTGAAACGGTTGGAACAATATAATTGTAAATGCTGTTTAGTTGATCTCCCATAATTTGCGGAGCAACCTGCGCTTCAATCATTTTTGGTTTACGATCAAATATACCCATAGAGCGCAATTATACACTACATATAGATCATTCCGCGTATATTGCCGCAACCTGTTGTGGTTTCATTAAGGTTGAAATAACCATTGCAATTGCAATCGGCGCGGCAACAGATCCCGCGCTCTGTCTTTTTACGATACGCCAAGATGAGTCATTGTTTTTTGCAGCAACGTTAGCAAATTGGCTTATGAGAATGTCTTGGCCATTGTGAACCCATCTACGGTTCACGGTTGCGTCAAGTAGATCAGAACACGCCTGATAGAACTGCGCGCCCGATATGTCAACACAAATCTGACCCGCGTTAGATAAACGCTCCGCAATTGTCTGAGTGGCGTATTTGTCATAGCAAATCTGCCTTGGGCGATAAATGTCAGCCCAAGCCTTAATTGCTGCCGCAACCTGCAATTCGTCAATAGAAACCTGACTTTCCCAAGTTTCTAGAATTCCTATACCAATTCGACCATCTGGCAGGATTTGACCTGCAACAAGTGAGCAATCGCGTGAACTTGGCGATTTATCAAAGCCAAATACTGTATATGCCCCTTCTGACATTTGTAGCGTTGAATCTGAACAATCCTCAATGGAGTTAGGCGGAAACGGTGATTGAAGTGACGAAATCCATTGGCATAACAATTCTGTACGTGTATTTTCAATAGGAGAAGTTGCAACCGCTTCTTCTAACGCTTCTTCTGACACGGTGTAGCCAAGGGCAGGATTAGCCATCGCCCAAGCGTTGCGATCAGTAACCTTGCAATGAGCGGGTGCAGAGTATTCGTAAAAACCAAAAGTTTTAGGAGGAGACTCCAAGGCTCTACTTCTCATATCGTTCAACACGGTTGAAAAAGCGTCACCCGCATTGCTAGTTAAAAGTGTCATGGCGTTAGGACGCGCACGCGTAGTCGGAATTGCCGCGCGGTAACCTTCTTCTGTGATTTCGCGTAATTCATCAATATAAAGGAAATCGCAAGACCTACCGCGGGAACCGTCACGCGTAGCCGCTACAACATCTAAGCGAGTTCCGTCAAGCATTTCAATAGATTCAGTTCCATTGGCATATCTGATCTGTTTTACCAAGCCTTTTAGATGATCGTTGCTTTCCAGCATATAAGCGACCTGTCTAAAGGTATCCAAGGCCATTGACCTGTTAGAAGACATGATAAGTATGTTTCGGCTAGGCCATTTGACTAAATGAGCCAAAATGAGCATACGCGCCAAAAATGTCTTTCCGCTTTGACGGGCTATGAGCAAAAGTAGGGTCTTACGCTGAAAATTACCTGTAGCATCAACTTTGAGCATATCTGTAAGAATAAATTTTTGCCAAGGCAATAAAGGTGTCTGCACTATCTCGCATAAATCAATTACATCTTGAACTAAAGATTTGCCTTTGAGATATGGGCTGTGAAGCCTTGGTTCTGTCGCCCCTCGTAGCACTTGTTTCTTTTTGGGTGGCATCAGGATTGATCTGGTTTTCTTAATGTCCGAAATGGACTGGTTTGGTCAATATGTCCGATTGTCGGGGAGGGATTGCTTCGAAAGACAGGGGGGGTAGAATTCTGCCCTAAAAAAAGAG